CAAATCCTGGTCAAATCCGAAATAATCCCGCCTGGATATACGGGCCAGGTGATCTTCCATTTTGGGTCTGGACACCTGTCCGCGATTGAGAAAGGGCCGAAAGACAAGGTCGGGTTAAAAGAGCGTTTGAACGGGATGAACGATTTTTTCCTTGACAAAATTTTGGGAGGCCCTTATAATTTAGCGAATAATTCATTTTAGCCGGCTACTTCGAGGCCCTTGGCCGTACAAAGCCCGGTGATCATCGCTTGGAAGATTTTCCAGCGGTTTTCTCCGGGCTTTTTTATTTTCCAGGGAAGGAGGATTTCAAAATGGAATTATCAGAAGGATTTCGGTATCACACGCGATGGGTTATCACGCGCTATAAGAACACAGAGGATTTCAAGAGGGGCCTTCCCTCATTCGTTCCCGATCCGGCGGGTCCTCCTGGATCTTTTCTCCCGCCTCAATCTTTCGTCGAAGGCAACGTCCTTTTAAACGAGGGAATCCAAGCGATTGAAGACCTATTGATCGGAGCTGCCACCCCGACCAAATGGGATAATGGCAACGCTCGAATCGGCGTCGGGGATAATAACACGGGGGCGGCCAATACTCAGGGCGGCTTACAGGCTCCGACAAATAAAGCCTGGCTCACGATGTCCGCCAATTATCCGTCGCGTGCAACCCAGACGATCACTTGGCAAGCGAGCGCGGACGCGAATACAGCAAATTACGGATGGCAGGAATTCACGGTTGTCAATGCGGCCAATGATACCGGGAACAATATCAACCGAGTGGCGAATAACCAAGGGACGAAAGTCGCGGGCCAAGTTTGGACGGTAGCAGTCCAACTCACGATTAGCTGATGGAAATTATCAATCAGGGATCGACTTACATTTTGGGTTTGGAGTTTCGGGACGATGCGGGCAACGCGGTTACTCCCAGTTCTGCTCTTTATCGGATTGATGATGAGGATTCAGGAAACGCGATCACGGGAAATAATGCGAATGCCTGGGTCGCCTTTAGCCCTTCATCGAATCAGTATGATTTGGCGATCTCGGCGAACGAGAATGCTTTGATAGGAAACACGACGGACAGGGAAGAGCGGAAGGTCACGGTGAAATTCAATTTCAGCGCAGACAACAAGACGCAGACGGATGAATATCGGTATATGATCCAACGTCTTGAAAATCTTTTGAAGACATGAAAATAGCGATTGAGGCAGAAAGAGAAGTTTTGATTAAGGCCCAGGATGGCCGGGAGATTCGAGGCGGAGGGATGGCCCGCCCCATCGAGGCCGGATTTATCCAACGGGTGGTCCAGGGGGTTAGGTATGCGATCACGGGGGTAGGGCCGGGGACGTGGTTCGGTCCTGGTCAGCCGATGCTCCCCACGGCGCCCGAAGAGGTAAAAGGGCGGCGCTGGGATTATCCCGTCGGCTACAACCTCTATATCACCCAACGCCCATATGAGGGGATCAATTTTTATCAGCTCCGGGCCCTGGCCGACAATTACGATATTTTAAGGTTGGTTATTGAGACGCGCAAGGACCAGATAGCGCGGATGAAATGGAATTTGAAACACAGGCCGGGCATCGGAAGCAATGGCGGAGGTCCAAATAAGCCATCATCCGAAGCAGAGGCGCATATAGGGCAAGCGACGGATTTTCTGGTTTATCCGGACAATGAACACAATTGGGATCAGTGGCTGAGGATTTTGATCGAGGATATGTTAGTTATTGATGGATCAACAATTTTCCCGCGAAAGACAAAGGGCGGGCAACCTTACGCGCTTGAAGTATTCGATGGGGCAACAATCCTTCCAAAGATTGGCGCGGACGGCCGGCGCCCGGATCCCCCCGACGTGGCCTATCAGCAGATTTTAAAAGGTCTCCCCGCTGTTGATTTCACGAAAGACGAATTGATTTATTTTCCCAGAAATCCCAGATCCTGGAAAGTTTTTGGATATTCTCCGGTCGAGCAGATCGTCAGAACGGTGAACATTGGCCTCAGACGGATGCTCTTTCAACTGGCCTATTACACGGAAGGAAACGTCCCCGAGGCCTTGATCGGCGTCCCCAAAGAATGGACGATGGACCAGATCAAACAGTTTCAGGAATATTGGGATGATCTCATGGAGGGGAATTTAGCCCAACGCAGACATGCGCGTTTTGTCCCAGGGGACATGAAATTCCAGACCACGAAGGAAGCGCCCCTAAAAGACGAATTCGATGAATGGCTGGCGCGGGTCGTTTGCTTTGCCTTTAGCATCAGCCCTCAGCCCTTCGTAAAGGAGATGAACCGGGCGACTGCGGCGACCGCTCAGGAGATGTCGCAAAAAGAGGGATTAGCGCCTTTGCTCCGATGGGTGAAAAACTTAATTGATTTGATCTTATGGAAATACTGGAATTTTAGGGATATTGAATTTGAATGGGAGGAAGAGGAAGAGGTCGGGCCTTTGGAGCAGGCGCAGGTTGACCAGATTTACAGCATGGCCGGAATCAAGACGAAAGACGAGATCCGGGGCCGGATGGGGCTTGATCCTTTGCCCGAAGAACCCGAGCCAGTATCCCTTACCCTTGGCCCCGATGGGCTACCGATAAAACCCCCGGTGGTCGAGAAACGTAAAAAAAAACTCTCGGGTATAGATAGGCAGAGAAAAATTGTTTTAGAGGCACGGGGGAAGTTTAAAAAATTGATCGCGGGCGCATTGCAGAAAGCAAGAAAAGAAACCCGAAAATTAACAATGCCCGAAATCCAGAAGGCGGACGTTTACATTGATGCAGAACTTAAAAGAATTTTATCTGAGTTGAAATTCCGCGGCTTTGCGATGGTCATGGACGGGGCGAGCGGAATCCTGGAAGCGATCACTAAAGATGGAGTTTACCAAGCCCTTCTGCAAGTCGGTCTGAGCGAGGAAAATTTTACGGGCCAGATGAACGAGAAAGCCCTGAAATATGCGAAGGATCGAGCGGCGGAGTTGGTGGGAAAGCGAAGGCTCCCGGACGGGACGATCATCGATAATCCTAACCGCAAATGGGCCATCGAGGATTCAACGAGGGATATGCTGCGTGGCGATGTTTCCAAAGCAATCGAGGAGGGCTGGAGCACGAAGCAACTTCAAGACCAGCTTTGGGAAAATTACGCTTTCTCGGATGAGCGGGCGGAAATGATAGCGCGGACCGAGATCGCCTTCGCGGATTCGCGGGGGAATCAGATCGCCTACAAAGAAAGCGGTCTCGTATCGGGGAAAGAATGGATCTTAGCTCCTAACCATGCGGATGAGGATGAATGCGACGATGCAGCGGCAGCCGGGATCGTCCCGATTGATCAGCCATTTCCAGGCGTAGATGTTGGGGAACCTCCGGCTCATCCACATTGTCTTTGCGATTGCTTGCCAGTTCTCGAAGGCGAAGAGGAGGGATAAATATGCAGCAAGAATTATTCAAGGCGACCGAAACAGATATTTTAAATCTTTTCATTCCCCTCGTTAAAGTCGATGAGGAAAAGCGCCTGGTCTTCGGTCGAGTAACGGAGGAAACCCCGGACAGCGCGAACGAAGTTTTCGACTATGCAACGTCGAAGCCGCACTATGAGGAGTGGATTGGATATTTCCAGAAGGCGACGGACGGGAAGAGTAGCGGAAATTTGAGGGCAATGCACGACGCCAAGAAGGCGGTCGGGACACTTCCCCAAGTCTCCCTTTTGGATAAAGAGAAGGCGGTCGAGGTCGTGGCCAAGGTCAGCGACAACGAAGAGTGGGCGAAAGTTCTGGATGGCGTTTATACCGGATTTTCCCAGGGCGGAAAGTACATCAAGAAATGGTACGACGGAAAGTCTTACCGATACACGGCCAAGCCCACGGAGATCTCCCTGGTCGATTATCCAGCCCTTAAAAGCGCGACCTTTTCCCTTATCAAATCCGATGGGATTATTGAGGAGCGGACATTCAAGAAACCAGTTGATTCTCCAAAACCAGATTTAAAAAAATATGCTGGCGAGGAAATCAGCGACGTTCACACTGCCCTTACAGCATTGGAAACCATTTTTTATGTTTATGAAAAAGAAACTAGCGAAGAGGAAAAAAATCAGTCTGCCGCTTTGAAAGCGGTAGTCGACAACCTGAAACGATTTATTGCTTCAGAAATTATGGAGGAAGGAGAGGTGATTGAGATGAATGAAAAAATCGGGGAGTTAAAGAAGCTGTTAGAAGGATTGGCTGGCGATCTCGAAAAGAAGCTTAATAAAGAAGGACTCGCCAAAGTTCAGGCTATTCATGATCATTCAATTGACATGGGCGCCAAATGCAATAAGACGGCGGCGGAGCCAGTGGGAGATCTCCAGAAAGTGGAAGCAGAAAAAGCGGACGCGCTGAAAAAGATCGGCGAGATGACGGCGGAGATCGAAGCCCTTAAAACGAAAGTGGCGGAGTTGGAGAAAAAACCGGAGCCTCCAAAGGGCGCCAAAATGGATGTCGGGCCGATCACAAAAGCGGACGATTCAAAAGCCACGATCGGCAAACTCGAAGATCCAAAGGAACCTATCGATGCGCTGAAGAAAGCGCACAGCGAGCCAAAATTAATGAAGATTTACGGGGCGACAACCTCGTAAAAATTTAAAGGACAACAAAAAAAGAAGGAGGGAAAGGAAAAATGGATCCGGGAAAACTCACACAGGACACATTGGATCAACTGAAAAAGGCGGCACCCCAGGACCCGAGCGTTCTGGGAAAAGCCTACAATCAGGCATTGGGCCTGGTCTGGTACGACCTCGAACCGACCGCAAAACTGCTCTATCCGGTCATTACGCCGCTTCGGAATATGATCCCGCGCGTGAGCGGGAACGGCGGCACGGCGACCAACTGGAAGTCTATTACCGCGATCAATACCGGAAAGATGAGCGCGGGCGTGGGTGAAGGCAATCGGTCTGGGGCGATCAGCGTGACAGCGGCAAATTGCGCCGCATCTTACAAGGGCCTCGGGATGGAAGACTGGGTTTCCTTCGAGGCGGATTATGCCGCTCAGAATTTCGACGATGTAAAGGCCCTCGCGGTGCTCAATCTTTTGCGAGCGGTTATGATTGCGGAAGAACAGATTATTCTTCTGGGAGACGGGAGTTTCCAGTTAAATGCGGGGAACGCGACGCCCACCCCGACGGCTGCAACGTCGAACAATACG